TCAAGCCCTACAGATGCCTTGATAGGCACAAATGCCCACTCCTCTGGCCCGAGTGTTCCGAAGCTTACGTTCGTTGCTGCCTCAGCAAGGTCAAGACTGTTTGTAGCGTCAGTGTTCTTTAGGTACACATAGGTTATGGCTGCCTTTGCGGCTGGTACGATAACCTCTGCTGAAACTGCACCCACACTGATTCTACTTGTGTTTTGTACTGGGTTGGTTACCGTGATTGCGTCAGTCTGCGATATAGCCAATGACTCAGACGTTGCGTCAGAACTTGTGATATTAAGTGTTGCCTGTATTGTTGCCATGCTACAAAGTTAGTTACTTTCTTTCAATCTCTCGTTGAACATCTTTCTATGGAATAGATATGCCCACACAAACGTCAAAGCTAATCCTACATTAAGTACAACTTCAGTTAGTGGAGGGTCTGATAATGTGAGTACGTTCAACGCACTTCCACATATGATACCTACCAGTCCTAATCTAAGAGTCCAGTGACCTACGAATGACCACTTGTGTACAACCTTTGTTTTATCACCGTAGAGATATACATACATCATAACCACGCTGATGCACATAACAAAGTTTGATATCTCGTTAACTACTACTGCTACCATCTTCGTTGAATATTTTGCGTGATATTTTCTCTACTCCCTTGAGTCCGATATAACCAAGGATAAAAGCAAGACCGTATTCAGTCTTACCGCTAAGACCTGTAAGCTCAACTACTACTTGAGTCATATAGTTTGCCGAGAACGTACCTGCAATAATACCTGCAATAGAAGATTTAAGGTTCTTTGTAGCATCGTTACTGACTGTAACAAGGGAACCTGCAAGTCCTGCTAACACAAAGGCAATGTTGACCCCTATTTCTTCTAAAAACTCTTTCATAACACTAAGTTTCCTTGTTCGTCAATGTCGGGAGTTATCCCCCATTCTGCTAACTCTGCTAACCATTCTGCTTCATCAATAAACGAGTCGAATATCCATTTTGACTTCATTACTTGATTTGTCTCTACGACTCCATAACCTTCGCATACGGTTCTATCATCATCAAATGAGATGAAGTAAGTTCGTTCGTTAGGGTATCTTATTTCGTACATCGCTTAAATTTTAAACACCACCACCATCTGTAATAGTTCCCCATTTTAATTCTAAGGAATCGTGAGCCGCTTCAGCCGCTCCACCTAACGTGTAGGTTGAACCACCAAAGTTGACCGTTCCAGAGTAACTCATTGCTCCTTGCGCATCCCACGCTATCAATAATGCATTGTAGTTTGCTGTTGACAATGTAACGCCTGAACAGAAATTAAGAAAGTTGGTTACTTGGTTGATGTCCCAACCGCTCATATCTTGGTCATAGCTTGAGCAATTGAAGAACATATTATTTGCGTTAAGCAACGATGAAGTGTTCCATCCGCTTGTATCTCCGTTGAAAGATGTGCAGTTTACAAATAAGTTCTGACCGCTTGTTAATCCGCTGGTATCCCAATCTTCAACCCCAATACCTGTAAATGCTGATGCACCATTAAATGGTCTGAACCAAGTTCCGTTAAGTACCCAATTCGCTACGCTTGAATTAAATGACGTTGCTGCTGAAAGTAGACTCTCAGCATTTGTAACTCCACTTGTATTCCACCCACTAAGATCTTGGTTAAAAGAAGAGCAAGTGTTTAGCATTGATTTGATATTGGTGGTTGCGCCAGTTACCCAATTACCTATGTTTCCGTTGAAATTAGATGACAAGCCGAAGCAGAACAAATAATTGGTTACTCCCGTCATATCCCATCCTGACCAATCAGGATTGGTGATTCCCGTGTTGTAGAACTGGCTTGAGAAGTCTGTCGTTGAAATTGTCGGAATGTCAGTTGCAGACACATCCATATTGACACACCCTTGAAACATTCGGGTTCGGTCAAACTCGAATATCGTTCCCCAGTTAGAAACGTCCGTAATCTTTAGCTTGTCTCCGCCATTCTCAAACGCCCATCCTTGTAAGGTGTCTCCGCTTATGGTTATGGTGTAAGTTCCTGCACTTGTGTAGGTATGCGTTCGGTTTGCATGGCTCAACGTATCCGTTGCACCACCATCGCCCCAATCTATTGTACCCGAATAAACTCCCGAAGATTTCAAGGGAAGAGTTACCGTTTCGCCATCACTTGCAACATTCCAAGTCGTAACGAAGTCAGGGCTTGATGGCGCACCACCTCCGCTTAGGTTGGCAGGGAGTCCCCCTATGATATTGCTATTTGATATGCTTATCACCAGAGAGCGACTATGTTCGTTGCTGTAGTTCCAGTAGCGAACACTTGAAGAACATTTGTAGGCATAAAGCTTCCTGCTGGAACTGCCGTGAACACAACGTCTTTTCCACTGGCCATTTTTACCTTAACGTCTCCAGTTACACCAACGTATAATGCACACCCGTTTGTTTCAGGCGATGCGTAGATGGTATAATCCTCTCCGCTTGCCATAATGTCTGCACTAATTGAAAGTTGAGTATTGCTATCAATCGCTGTAACTGTCGCGATAGTTCCGTCTGTGGTGTTGTGAACGATAGCTCCAACCTTTACGGAGGTAGTGAAAGATTGAGCAGAGTCCACAAGCTTATTTGCGGTTGTTCCGTCTGCTTGTGAAGACAACTGAACTCCGTCTCCTGCTGGGATTGATATAGTGTCGCTTGGGACTACTGGGATTGCACTCCCAGCTTGAAGTTTTTGATACGCCATTTTCTTTGCTTTGCTTGCAAAGATAGCGACTTTACTTTTTATCGTATGGGAACATGCGGTTCAGGGCGTCTCTTCTTGCCCCACAGCCGCATCCTTCGCCTGCTACCTTCTCAACAACCTTCTTGATGCCTGTCTTTTGTGTGAAGTTCTCAATTGAATCTCCAAGCCCTCTGGGCTTCGACTTTTTTACAATCTTATTCATCAGTATTTGCCTTTTCGTGATTTTGGTGAACTCTTCTTTGAACCGCCCTTGCCTGCCCATAGGTTCTTGCAGGCCCAGTAGCGTGCCGTTAGCTTGTCCTTTGCCGTGTCGCACTTGTGTCGTGCCTTGAATGACTTACGTGCAGCAGCCGAGTAGTTATGCCCGTACCCCTTCGCTCCGAAGTGGATGAGCTTCTCCTTGCCGCCCGAACACGCCTTTACCATCTTCTTCTTACCAGCTCGGTCACTTGCCCGAACCACGTTACACTTCATCTTGCTCTTGTCTGCCATCTTACGTTGCCTTTGCCTGTATAACTACCCATTGAACCCCGTCTGACCAAACAGCACACCCATTATATGCCTTGTTTATCTCATACGATGCAGCTCCATCAATCGTCTGGCCTACTGGTGCTATTATGTCAATCTTGTTAGATGCAGACACTGTTCCGTCATTAACAAACCTAATAAATCGGTAAGGGGTATCTAAAGCTGATGGCAATGTCAGGGCGTATGTGCCTGAGCCACCCGTCCAAGATATGTCTACAATATTGTTGGTCTCACTGTATGTAGAGCTTCCCCCAGCCGATGCTGTAATGAAGTAGGGTACAAGTCTTGTTGAGTGGTCGTTCTCGATGAGTATGTCAATAGCAGCTGCAAGCTGCTCGATTGTGTACGCATCACGCAGTGCGTTAGCTGTAGCCGACCCCTTGTTGACGGTCTCTACCGATGGGTCTACCCCGTGGAACTTTGTGCCTGCTGGTATGTCGCTCATCGTTTAGTGTACTTCTTTGTTACCTTGCTCTTTGGCGTGTTTGCTACAAACTGCTTCTTGCCGCCTGATGCCTTTTTCTTCCTTGCCGTCTTAGCTCTTTCTGCTTTGCTTAAACTCTTAGCCCTCTTTAGTGGGAGACACCTGTCTGGGTTCTTCTTGTTCTTGCTCGTACCGCACTCGCCCTTTATAGAGCCGTCAGTCCCGATTCTAACCCACTTCTCGTCTCGCCACTTCTTGAGTTCACCCATTAGTATGAGGACTTCATTTTCTTTTCCATCCCGTAGTTCGGGTTGTACTTCATCTTTCCTCCAGTCATACGTGCGTATGAGTCGGCTTGAGCTTTACCCACAGCGTTGTATGGGAACACTTTCTTTTTTCCTTTAGATGTAACAGTTGGCATGCTATTTCTTTTTTAGTGCTTTGAAGTCTGCTCCAGTTATCCTGTCATAGGGAGGAGCTGCTTTAGCGATTTTTTTCATCGCTTGCTCTTCTTTGCGTAGTTAGGGTCTTTGCAATACTTACTCGCAGCCATATTAGCATAGGCTGATGGATACCTGTCGAAGGTTCTCTTTGCCCACGCTATCCCAGCAGCGCATATCTTATTGCCTTTCTTCTTTCGCTTGCTCGGCATTAGTATTTTTTCTTCTTCTTGCCTGACTTAGGCTTCATAGCCTTCTTCACCTTTGAGGTGCATGGTTTGCTCTTTGCTTTCATCATTTTGATCCTTTTCTTTTACGGCTCATTTCTTTTCCCTTACCACTACCCTTTACAGCTGTTGGCATTGGTCGTAGTCCGATAGCTGGTGCAATAATAGCCCTTGGACTTGTAGATAATGGAAAAGAGTCTCGTACAGCTGGTTTCTTCTTCTTCTTTGGTTTTTCTTGTGGCATGTTCGTATCTTTGAGTTAATCAATTACAAAGTTATGAAATCAAAAGTAAAGGGTGACGACTACCTAAAATACTGGCGTGTCGTCCGAAAATGGGCATACGTGAAGTATGACCTGACAGTTCCAAAATTAGAGATGCTGCTGTTCCTCTACTCAGAGGGAAAGTTCTCCAAGACACAGTTCAATGAGTACAACCAGATTTTTTCGTTCGACACAAAATGGTTCGAGCGTCTGCGTGAGCAGGGCTACATCGTGAAGTGGCGTAATCAGAAGAATGGTGAGAAGGCACTGTACTGCCTGTCGGTACAGGCGATAGGCATCATCAAGTCAATATACCGCAAGCTCAATGGCGAGGAGGCGTTCTCAGAACACCGAGACCTGTTCAAGCTCGAAAACCCACGTTACAGAGACAAAGTTCTGCGGAACCAGATGAAGAAAATCAATCAAGAACTACGACAACGTCCCTCTCAAGGATGATCGTATAAGGCTCGTCCTCGATGAGCATCGTGTGTCCTGCGCTCTTGTCGTAGTATATCAGGTCGCCATCGTTGATTACGTCAACATTTGACCCTACCTTGACAACCTCCGCCTTGGCGTATCTGAAATTGTTAGCGTCCTCCTGAGAGAGGAGGAGACCTGACTCGGTCTTCAACTCCTCCTCAAGTTTCTGGACAACTATGTACTTATTTATCGGTTTCATAAGATCGTGCTAATGTAACTATTGCATTTGTACTGAGTATTGTCCCTGCGACAGATATTGCGTTTGTTATCGCCTCCTTGGTGACCTTCGCTGGGTCAATGACGCCCATGCTCAACATGTCGCCCACCTCACCAGTCTTTACGTTCATACCAACGCTTTCTGCTGTGTGTGGAAGTGTGCTGTAGTATTTGTCGGCAGGTAGACCTGCGTTGACCATTATCTGACGCATCGGTGTCAACATTGCCTCTCTCATCGCATTTGACGCTATACTGTCTCCGTCAATGCCTTTTGCAAGCCCTGCAAGCGTCACACCGCCCCCTGCAACGATTCCATCTGCCAAGGCTGCACGAACAGCGCAAACCGCATCGTCAACCCTGTCAAATCGCTCTTTTTGCTCCATGTCAGTCGTTCCGCCAACGTGTATCACGCCAACCCCACCTGAAAGTGATGCGATACGCTCAAGCACGAAGTCACGCTCGCCCTTGTTCTCTGTCTCGTCATGTTGCGCCCACAGCTCAGCAATGCGGCCCTCAATAGCCTCGCTGTCCTCTTTACTGTTCTCACGCATGATGATGGTCGAGTTCTTTGACGCCACAACCTTGTCTGCGTGTCCGAGGTCTCTCATCTCAATTATGCTAAGGTCGT